TGGTAGTCTCTGACCCTAAGCATCCAGAGAACGAAGGCAAGGTATTCTTGTTTAAGTTTGGTAAGAAAATCTTTGATAAGATTATGGACAAAGCACGTCCTACTTTCGAGGATGAGAAACCTGTGAACGTGTTTGATTTCTGGGAAGGTGCAAACTTCAAGTTGCGTATGCGTAAGAAAGATGGTTACGCTAACTATGATGAGTCTGCATTTATGGAGCCATCACCAATCGGCACTGATGAAGAGATCGTTAAGATCGCCAGCCAACAATATAAATTGGCTGAATTCTTGGATCGCAAGAACTTCAAGTCATATGATGAGTTGAAGAAGAAGTTGAACGATGTTCTTTCTGGTGATACATTCGCTAGCAAGTCTGCTGCTCAGATGTCTGAGGAAGAAGATCGTCCTGTTGCTTCTGCACCAAAGATGGCTTCTAAGCCAGCACCTGTTGCTAAGTCAATGGATGACGATGAAGATGTAATGTCTTACTTCCAGAAGATCGCTCAGGAAGATTAAAACTAATTTCTAGAAAGTTTTAAGCCACCTTTCGGTGGCTTTTTTGTTTTATGCGAATCTTGCTTGATTATATCTGTTGACTGACGACTCTTGATTTCGAATCGGAGCACGGACTATTTGAGTGGTGTTATTGTTTGTAGTGACTGGTGCATTTACTACATTAGCACTGTTCCTACCATTATTGTTCGATACTGATGCAGCCGCATTATCTGCTGATTTTTGTTCAACAGTATTTGCTGAAGATGGAGCAGGTGCTTCAGGTGTCTTTGAAGATGGAGCAGCATCCTTAAATGGGTAGAATGGTCCAATAGAAACTTCTTTTCCGATTAATGGAATCTTAAATTTAATTTCTGGGATACCTATCTTAGAGATGAATCCTAAGAAACTATCTTTCATTGAGGTGAAGAATTCAGATACTGGTTTGACGATGTGGTTGTTAGTCCATGCTGCCATATCACCAATCACTTGTTTAATTTTGTCTTTGTCGAACAGTCCGAATGTTAAGAAGTCTACTATACCAGCTAGACCAGCAATAAGTGCTTTACCGATGTCTCCAGATTGTTGGTACTCTTTGAAACCATCAGTGATACCTTCCCATAATGCACCAATGATTGCACCGATTGCCAATGCCTTTCCCAGAAACTTCAGTATGTTGCCAGGACTAAACATTGATTTAAGGGCAGATATCAATCCCTCGCCCAAGAAGCCCATAACAGAATCTAGAAGACCACCACTCTTCCCTTCTTCTTTAACCTTTTCTATTTTCTTACTACCACCAGCAGTTTTACCACCTCTGGTGTTTTCTTCAATTTTGCCAAACAATTTCAACATTTCCTGTTGATCTCTTGCACCTTCTAACTGGTTTTCTTCAGTTTGTGTTGATTGTGCAGCAGTTGCTGTTGGTGTTTTACCAGTCAACTCCATAACAGGTGTTGGACTAAATCTATGTGTAGATTTATCAACAGAAGAATATCTGTCAGTTAGGTCGGCTCTCTTTTCTAAGAGTTCACGTCCTTTTGGTGTAGAACGCATCGCCTCATCACTTGTTAATCCAGTCTTCTTTTGGAATTTTGCGATTTCAGCTTCGTGCGCCTTTATGTCTTTAGAAGATTGATATGCAGTCTCAGCATCTTCTTTGGAAGGATTATACCCCATCTCCTTTTGTTTAGACATCCAATCAGATTTAGCAATAGCTTTGTTGAACACGCCACCAACATTCAGAGCACCTAGCACTGTTCGTTTTAGACCACCACCAGAGATGCTGGTCTTTTCTCTCATGGATTCTTTTTTGTCTTTCCAAGATTTTGATAGTTCTTGGAATACATTACCAGTCGTATTTAATGTTTTGGCTGCTTCAGCAATCTGTGAAGACTCTCTATCCCATTGCGCTTCAAATTTTGATTGATTGTCTTCTGCTTTCTTATAGTGTTTTTTACTAGAAGATGCATGTTCTTTCATTGCTTCCAAAAGTGCCATTTGCACCTTTAACGCATCTTGATTTCCACTTGCTACCTGTTGATTCTTTTGGTACTCTTTAGATAATTCTAGAAGTTGTCTGATAGAACTAAGTTGACCCAATGATGCCTGTTGCGCTTCCAACAGTTGCCCAATTCCCTCCTCAGTAGACTTAGTCTGCTGACGGATGCTAGAATTAACTGAGCTGTTACTTGTTCTTTTTGCCATCTTTATATTCTCTTCTTAGATTCTAATCGTTGTTTTTCTTCTTCCAAGTACTGAATCAACATATGAACATATACTTCTCGCTCAAATGGAATCATTTCTTCCAATTCCGAAAGAGAGTATTTGTGATACTGCATCAAAGCGAAATTCATTTTATAGTAGTTCGCCAAACTCTCGTGACACAGATTTATCAAAAAAAACTTTGCATTCCCTCCAACGTAACAGTATGATGTTTAGCGCAAACAGGGCAATTATACTCAACTGTTTTAGAAATTTTTGGTAATGTTGAGAAAAATTTCTGCAGATTCAAAAACTGTTCATTAGTTAAATTATTTAGAAATTGCAATAAATCTTCATGTGATTGTTCAGCGGCATAATGAAGTTCATCACCATCGTAAATGTAGTCGATAGAAGATGCGATAATATCGAAAATAGAATCAATATCGTCAATATCTAACTTCTCCATTTTTGCCATAGTATCAAAATTCGGATATTTCATAACAACACCAACATCATCGAATAAAGGAATTTTATTTGTATGATCTTCTGGGGTTATCACTTGAATTTTAGAAAGATCGATAGAGACCTTTAGCTTAGCTTTATCGTTATCTTCTCCATGATCCACATCACATGGGAATAATAACTCAACTATTTCACCAACAGATTTAGCACGAATCTGAGTGAAAATATACTCGATATCGAAAGTTGCCAATTTGGTGATATCAATCTTATCTAATACGCATCCTTTGATAACTTCTTTAAGGCTATCAACCATAACATTGATATCCTCAGATTGTTGTGCGATAAGAAGTGCCTTTTCTTCTTTAACAAGAAATGGACGATACTTAATCTTTTCGTTCGATGATGGTATAGTTAAATTATATGTTGGCGTAGCCATTGATGGTAAAGCCATAATTAATCTCCTTTAGTCATAGTTTTAATCATTTTGTTCAAATCAGCTGTGCTACCCACGAAGATAGCATTGTTTGTCACTTTCTCAGCGCCTTTCTTTGGCGCATCCAGTTTAGCTTTCTGTTGATGTAGATCCATAAGTTGTTGATTTACATCGGCAAGTTGTTTCATAAGATTACCCACAACCTCAAAGGCACGTGGGTGTTCGGAAGCCTTCGCAACTTCTAACGCATGGTGCAACGCATTTTGCCCAGTTATTAAAAGTTCACGCAGATTGTCTCTAGTGGTATCATAATCTGACTCAATCTTTTCAGATGGAGTGTTAACGATCTCACCTGTTTCTGCGTTGATCAATTCATTCTTTGGCATTGCAGGAATGTCAAAGACTTCTGATAAAGAATCATCAATTTTCATACTTTAGTCGTTTCTTGTATTTCTTGTTGGTGGGTCTCCAGGGAACGCTGCTGGAGGTGCGCTTCCAAAGCTGCTTGTGCTAGCCATTGGTGCGGATGGGAATGCACTTGCTGCTGGCGCAGATACGCTAGGTGCTGCTGGCATGCTAGATGGTAAGGATGTTGGTGTTGCATTGCTTGCTGCTCCTGCTACTTTCTCTTGTGTACGACCCCATGCTGCGATACCAAGTACAGCACCCATTGCTAAGTGGAACAAACCAGCACCTTGTAGTGTTAGTGGATTCCATTGAGTTACTGGTTGGTGCATAACTGCTTGCAAAATAGACCAAGCGACAGGGAATAAAACCATATCACAGAAACAGACTACCATGTACATCCAGCCCATAGCTGGACGCCACTTTTTCTGCATCCAATCTTCGTCCTTTTTCGGTTCTTTTTTAATTTCTTCTGCCATTTTATTCCCCTTAAAATCTTATCTTTGGTATTTTTGATGTTATAGAAGGTATCTTTGTAACTGCCCATGCGCCGCCTGCGCCAATAGCAAAGTTTGTTACTTTGTCCATTAGAGGATTAGATTTCTTATTAAAATCTTCCATGTCTGGAACTCTAATTGATGTTTCATACCACTTATAAGCGAGTGAAACAGATAACTTCATAACATCTTTCGAAGCATAATCTAATTGCACTGCACCCACACTTTTTGGATAACATTCGTGTAGAGTAATAAAATAATGACTTGTGTCTTTAGTATCTTGAACTTCAATTTTTATATCAGTAACGTATTGATCATAATAGTTGAATGTTCTGGTTCCAGGATTGTAAATAGCATTGTGCCACTGGTCGAACATATCCTTAATGAGCATTTCTTTATCAACGTAAAAATTTAGGTTGATTGGCTCGTATAGTTTTTCATATGGTGTTTCTCTAAATTCACCGAATACTCTATTTTGTGCGGTGGAGAAATTTGTCCCAGGAAGTTGAACTTGGTCGCAAAACATCATTGCCTTCCTTGTGACATCACTATTGAATACGAAAGGTATATCCATAATAACAGTAAAGCGATTAGTTCTTGCTAATCCCTTAGACTTAATACTTGATATAAATTCTTTTGTGGTTGCCATTATGCTCTTCTTATTTTCTTTCTGGAGTCTGCCCAGACTTGTTGTTTAGATGCCCCAACAAATTTCTCTACAGGTAATAACATAGCTGTCGCCCAATCCTGTGAACTAACTTTTCTAAACTGACTTTTTACGTGTCCATTTAGATATTGCTTAACGCATGGCTGGGCTGCTTTGTATCTGGAAACACCATCTATAAGAGCCCAAGAATATTTCAGTTTTGTAGTCTCATCCCATCTACTGTTAGTCTTAAAGGTTAACAGCGCATCCAATAAATAAATTCTTAGGTCATATGGCAAATAGTGCATATTCAGACCATAGAATCCATCAGAAGTCTTTCTGAATGGGAAAACTAAAGGAAATCTGTCATAATAAGGTAGATCCTCTTTTGTTTTAGGATCATAAAAGTACATATACAAATTTCCAGGTTGTATAGTAGTCGTATTCTGTGAGGTATTACCCTTTAACACCTGATTTGGGGTGATGTTTTGCTGGGCGAGTGAACTCACCTGTTTATTGAACCAACTAGATGATCTTTTAACTGCTGTTTGGAGATCATACTGGTTGCGTTCGAAGACGTCTTGCATTGGTTTTTTAGCCATAATCTTATTTAGGTTACTTCAATCCAAGTTCGTTTTCTGTTATTATTTTGAATTCCCACCCTCGATCTTTAGCGAATGATCTGGCAGCAGCCCACTTTGCTTGGTTCTTTATGAACATAAATGACTCTTGGAGATAACGCTGAGTCTGGCGTCCTGGATATTCTGGTGGATGCGTCTGTTTTTCTGGTTTGACTTCGATAAGATAGGTTTTTATAGCATTATCTTTTGTCCT